GACCGATCATAGCTGGTGCAGCATTAATAGGACCTACAGTTCTAGGACCAGTTAACATCCCAACGGTAGTAACTTCTTACTCACAATACAAGGCAGTCTTTGGGGCAGCTTTTGTCTCTGGAGGTACTTCTTATGAATACCTTACGAGCATGGCGGCAAACGGATACTTCCAGCAAGGCGGTACTTCTTTGCTTGTCACTAGGGTAGTATCTGGATCTTATACTCCAGCGACTGCTAGCTTAGCGGCTTCTGGCAGCGTCACAGCATTCGTTCTTGAGACTCTGTCTGCAGGTACAGTGATGAACAACACAGGCGGTACTGCAGTTAACGGAGCTCTTCCTTCAGGATCTTCAGCAAACGTAAGATGGGAGATAGTGAGCTCTGATTCAGGCTCAGGACTGTTCAGCTTGGTGATCCGCAGAGGAGACGACTACGAGAACAGCAAAACTGTGCTTGAGTCTTGGAACAACCTCTCTTTAGATCCGAACCAGAACAACTACATCTCTTACGTGATAGGAGACCAAGTTCAAAATGCTATAGCAGATCCTACCACAGGAAACTACTACTTGCAAGTTACTGGATCTTACATCAACATAAGCAAGTACGTTAGAGTTAAATCGGTGAATCTACCTACTCCTAACTACTTCAATTCATACGGCCAGCCACAAAATCAATACACAAGCTCTCTTCCTTTGGTAGGATCAGGGTCTGTTAACGGAGCATTCGGCGGAGCAACAGGAGGACTATACGGCTCTTTTGGAATAGAAGCGCTGAACATGTTCGAAGCAATCCCAACAGTGGCATCAGTAAACGATACTCCTGGAACTAACATCCAAGGCCTACACGCATCAGACTACGATCTGGCGATAAACCTGCTTGGAAACAAAGACTCTTACCAGTTCAACTCGATATACGCTCCAGGCATAACAGCACAGAACGCTGTTACTGAGATCAACGCTCTTTTGACTCTTGCACAGAATAGAGGAGACAACATCGCAGTCGTAGATATGGGTGGATACGCTCAGAACATAGGAACTATAACTACACTCGCTAAGTCGTTCGATAACTCATACGGAGCTACGTACTGGCCGTGGGTACAGATAAGATCAGTAGAGACAGGAAGAACAAACTTCGTTCCAGCTTCTACGATGGTGCCAGCAGTGTACGAATACAACGACAAGATCGGCGCAGAGTGGTTCGCTCCAGCAGGCTTCACAAGAGGTGGAATGAGCGCAGTTCTACAGCCAGAAAGAAAGCTTTCGATCGACGACAGAAACACTCTGTATGCGTCTAAGGTCAATCCGATATCTATATTCCCAGGAGTTGGTACAGTGATATACGGTCAGAAGACGCTGCAGCAGAAATCATCAGCTCTCGACAGAGTCAACGTTAGAAGACTGTTGATATCTCTGAAGTCTTACATAGGTCAGATCGCAGACAACCTGGTATTCGAACCAAACACTCAGGTGACAAGAAACAAGTTCCTGAACGCAGTGAACCCATACCTCGCAAGCGTACAGCAGAGACAAGGTCTTTACAGCTTCTCAGTTGTGATGGACGATACGAACAACACTCCGGCTGTGATAGACAGAAACGAGCTTATAGGTTCTATATACTTACAGCCAACCCGCACAGCAGAATTCATCTACTTAACATTCAACATACTGCCTACAGGCGTAACATTCGGATAACATGAACAAAAACACAATAGTACGAGTAAAAGTGCCAGCTGCACTGTATGAGTCTCTCAAAGGCAAAGTGATAAAAGAGGCATTTAAAAACCCAAGAGCAGAAGCTTTTGATACACTAGAGTCTTTAAGAGATTTTGGAGTATCAGACACCAAGATCTTAGAATACGTTCTTGGTAATGCGATGAATGGGTCTGAAGCTGAAGAGGCTATGAGATATGCTTACGAGGAGTTCATTGGAGATGATCTAGAAGGAGAAGAAGATCTAGATGAAGCCAAAAAGAAACCATCAGCAGGTCTCACCAAAAAGGAGAAATCAGCTGTAGTCAAAAAGGCAAAGTCTGGCAAGGACATAGGCAAGAAAGGCAAAGGATTCGAGAAGGTCGCAACGAAAGCAGCCAAAGAGTACGGCTCAAAAGAAAGAGGCCAGAAGGTAGCAGCAGCGGCTATGTGGAAAGGACAGGCTGCAAAGAAAAAAGCAAAGTAACGATATTTATAAACGAACAACAAGAATAAAACTAAAATAATATGGCAGGAATTTTGGATCCCGCAGAAATCTTTTATACGGCGTTTGAACCTACGGTAAGCAACAGGTTCATCATGTACATCGACGGTATTCCCTCATACATGATTAAAAAGGCGTCAGCTCCTAGTGTTGAAATGGGTGAGATCAAGCTGGACCACATCAACACCTACTTTAAGATAAAAGGTAAGGCTGAGTGGAAAGACATCGAGCTATCTCTCTACAACCCGATATCTCCTTCAGGACAGCAGGCTTGCATGGAGTGGGTTCGTCTTCACCACGAATCAGTGACCGGTAGAGATGGATACTCTGACTTTTATAAGAAAGATGTTACTTTGGATATAGTAGGACCAGTGGGAGATATTGTAAGTGAATGGATCGTAAAGGGCGCATTTATCAAGACTTTCTCAGCTGGCAACTACGACTGGTCTACATCTGATCCTACAGAGTTGACATTGACACTCGGTTGTGATTTTTGTATACTCAACTACTGATTCTTAATTATTAGAATATTTTTATTCTAAACTATTAGGCAATACCAACAATAGATAAAAAAAGAAGCTCCACTCAAAAGGAGCTTTTTTCTTTTTAGATAAATTTCATTATATTCTATAGAGGGGAAAACTTAGAACCTCAATATATATAATAAACACAGTTACACATGGCAGAACAAAAGTTTGCGATCCCTACCGAAATGGTAGACCTACCTAGCAAAGGGCTGGTATACTCACCAGAAAGCCCACTCTCTAAAGGGAAGATAGAGATGCGTTACATGACAGCAAAGGATGAAGACATCCTAACAAACATCAACAATCTCAGAGCAGGCACCGCTATAGAGAAGACCTTGAGAGCTCTCATAGCCTCAGACGTTGTGTACGAAGATCTCATACTGGGAGACCGTAACGGACTTCTCATAGCTGCAAGGATCTTGGGTTATGGCAAAGACTACCAGTTCAAGTATCCTCACCCAAGGACAGGAGAAGAAGAGGTCGTTACAGTAGACCTCCAGTCTATGGAGTACAAGAAGATAGACGAAAGCATATTCAAAGGAAAGAACGAGTTCGACTTTGAGCTTCCATTCTCCAAGAACAAAGTGACTTTCAAGCTGATGACTCTTGCAGACGAAAAGAAAGTAGACGAAGAATCTAAAGGCCTTAAGAAGGCTCTTGGGCAAGATTCAGGCGCTAGCCTTAGACTGAAGTATCAGATAACGTCTGTCAATGGAGACTACTCAACAAAGACCATAAGAGACTTTGTAGACCAAGCATTGATGGCAAAAGATGCAAACGCCCTAAGACAGTACATGGCCCAGATAACGCCAGACATAGACACAAAGGTGAAGGTCACTTTCAGCGATGGGGAGGAGGCAACCCTAGATCTCCCGATAACTGGAGATTTCTTTTTTCCCGGGAGCGGAATATAGAGTCGTCTTCATGACTGAGGTGTTCGAACTGACCTACCACGGTGGAGGAGGATTCACGTATTCAGAAGTCTGGAACATGCCTGTGCCGCATCGTAAGTTCAGCTTAAAGAAGATAGAGGAGTTCTTGAACAAAGTAGAAGAGAAGCGTAATGAATCCAAGCAGGTAGTCACTGAGAACACGAACATGAGCAAGTTCCAGATGCCAGATGCTGTAAAAAAAGCGATGGAAAAAGGACCTACTTTTGTTTCTAAAGCAAAGAGCAAAAACTAACTTTGCTTGATATTTATTTCATATGGCAGATGCACAAGGCTTAGATCCCAAAAAACTCAGAGAAGCATACGACCTCTACAAAGACATAGTACAGTTCTCAGGAGATCTTACTACTAACACCAAAAGGACTATTGATGAACTCAAGAAGGTAGCCAATTTCATTGAAGACATCAATGCAAAGTATGAAGCGATATCAGATACTCAGATAAACTCCAAGAAGCTTGAAGCTGATATAGAGAGGGCGTTGGGAAGAAGAGCTGTTGCACAAAATAGGCTTGCTACAATAAATGAAGCTATACAGAAGTCTGCTGATGAGAAACTGAAGAAAGAAGATGATCTACTGCAAAAGATAGAGAAAAAAGAAAGCCAAATTGCTAAAAATGCCACTGCCACAAGATTAAAAAAATTAGCGGACCTCACAGCAGAGCTTGATTTTCACAGGAGAAGTGTTACTGCACAAGAAGCAGAGTACATTGCGTCTAAGAAGGTTACAGACAATATGAACGAGCAGGCTGCTGTGTTGCAAGGTCTTTTGAAGACTGAGAACATGGTCGTAAAGCAGATGGGTGTCTCAGGAAATCTTGTAGGAATACTTGCTAAGAAGCTTGGAGTCGGAGATGAAGCTTATGGTAAGATGGTCCAAAAGTCTCGTGATCTCGTAAAGAACCAAAACGAAGTCACGAATCCTGGTAAATGGAAAGTAGCATTAGTTGGTCTTAGATCTATAGGAAGCGAGTTCTTAAAGAGCTTTGGAGACCCCGCAGTTTGGGCAGTCGGACTTGCTAAGCTGTTCTCTGCTGTAAAGAAGACAGGGTCAGCGATAGCATCTGAGCTTAAGAATGGAATGAAAGCACTGACTCCAGAAGGAGGAAGCCCCATATCAGACCTAACGTCTGGTTTCTCTAACGTTCTGAAGACTATACCACTCATCG